GAGTTGGATTTTCATATTTAAATCCTAAAAGATCTAAACCTTTTGTGTAACTATCTTCCCAATCTTTTCTAGAAGATTTATATTGTTCGTAATTTGCTGCAAGATCAGATCCTAGTTTACCTAAAATATCTTCTGGTAATAATTCTGCTAAGTTATCAAAATGACCTTCACCACCTGGTTGGTTTACTGCTTCAGGGTCAAAATTAATTGTTGCACCACCATCTTCTTCTTGTGTTACTTCAACATCATCAGGACCAATTTGTTCTTCAGTTGTTTGTGATTTCTCAACTGCAATCTCTTCTTCGCTAGGTATTTTTAATTCAGTCTCTACGTTTGGTAGGGCTTTGTCTATATCTGCCATTTATATTCTCCGAGTTCTTTATTGTTGTAGCTTGTTTTAACGGAACATTCAACCCCTGTGAGTCTGGTCCTTTACGTGGTGGAATTTGATCCCACTTAACGTGTTGCATATTTGCAACAAGTATTTTATTCTTCACTGAAAAACCCCCGTTTGTTTCTATAATCATCGAAAGTTTCATAACCACTAATACCTAATGATAATGCTAATCCAGGTAAACCAAATCTACGTGAAACAGTTTTTAATACGTTAGGGCTAATTCCAAGTCTCATTGCTTTTGCAATGCCAGGACTTTTTAAACCTTTTGTTGCAAAGTCACTTGCATATCCCGCAAATGCTGGACCTACATAGTTAAATGGGTTGGTTGCCATTTCTGCTAATGAGTCACCTTCTTGTATTTGTTCTGCTAAATACAATGGTTCAGTTGCAAGTAGTCCAAGTGGTGTAGCCGCTGCTGATAAACCTCTACCTAAAGTTTTTAATGCAGTTTTTGTAATACCAGATTTTTTCGCACCTAACGCTCTATTTCGTGCAGCTTTAATTGTTGAAGGTGCAGTGACGGCTGTACCTGCTACAGTTGCTGCTCCTAATGCTGGTAGATAAGCTTCTCCTATTGGTGCTTCTTCTACAGGTGTGTCATCTAATTGTCCTGTTACCATATCAATTAACATATTCTTTTGTTGGTTCTCGTTAGATAAATAAGTTGTTGGGTCGTCGTTCATAAATGTTTTAACAAAACCAGTTGCTGCTGCGCCTGCTGCTGCAATCGCTCCGTACTTACCGGCACCTTTTACAAATGGACGTTGTAAAAAATTAATTGCAGCGTTTTTAACTTTTGCAAGTGGTCCGCTTTGTGCATCTAAATTTTTTAATTTATTTGCAGCTGCAACCGGATCTTCTGCAATTCGTTCAATACAACCTGCTACACCGCCGCCATTAGCTAAAGGCAAGCTACATATTTTTTTATAAGATTTACTTCCAGGTTTTAATTCTGAAATAGATCTAAATAAATTTTTTATCTCTTCTGGTGCTTCCATTGTTTCTAATGTTTTTATAATTCTAGGAAACGAACCTGTTGTACTATCAAAAGCAACATCGGCTCCAGAGGCACCTACTTTACCAACATTGGGTAAATCAACTCTTATGTTTCTTTCTTTTAAAATAGAATCTAATTGAGATGCTGTTTCTTGATTAACACCTTTGTTAAAAAAATTAGATAATTGTGCTCCAACAAATGCTCTGTTAAATTGATTCGGGGATATGTTTACATTGGTTGCAAATCTACCGCCAGGTTTTTTACCAGCTACAGGATTGATATCAAACAAATCAAATAATCCTCCTTGTTTTGCTTTTTCTAAATAATAACTGTCTGGTTTTAGTCTAGAATAAAAATTACCTGTATCTTTATCTAATCGTAAAGCCATCATAGCTTTTATATTGTTACCAAATGGAGTTGTGTTAATTAATTCGGGTTTATTTTTAAAATATTTATTTATTTCTTTTATTCCACCTTCAATAGCTTTGATGTTTGCTTTATCTGCAGCACTAGATCCTTTAGTGACAGCTTTTACATTTTCAGTTCTTGTTCTATTTCTTTTTAATGTAGCAGCATTTGGATCTTCCGGTGTTTTAAAATCAGCATTTAGTCTTTTACTTAAAGCTGTGTCGGCTTCTGTTTTAGTATCAAAATATTTTACACCAATAAATTCGTCAGGTATTTTTGTTGTTTTTCCTTGTGGTTTTGAAAATACAATTTTGTATTTAGCATTTACAGGTATGTTGGGATTTTGTTTTCTATCTAATATAGTGATTTCTCTTATAACATTATGAATTTTTCTATCTTTACCTTGAACTATTTGTTCTGTTACAGCTGTTAGTTCTTTTTTAGGAATAGTTCTTACAAGATTATTTTTTCTAGCTCTTGTAAGTATTCTACCAATAACTCCTTGGTTTATATTTAATTTATTTTCTTTTAATAATCTGTCAGAAATTTTATTAGAACCTATTTTTTCTTCTTCATAAAGTTTAAGAATTTTTTGAATTATATCTTCGTTTAATTGTCCCCTGTAATTTTTAGAAAAATAATCTGGAAATAATTTTTTAATTTCTTCTAAGGTAGCCATTAGACCTCCAGGATCTTAGCTAGTCCGCCTCTGGCAAAATCCATTCCTAATCTTTTTTTAATTTCTATTATTCCATCAGGGAATTCATCTGGATTTTTTAAGACCTGATTTAGCATTTTAAAGTATTCTGTTTTTTCAGAACCAGCCATGGTTTTGTCGTTTGCAAGTTCTCTAAATAGTCTTGAAATATCTTCTGACTCTAACCCATATTTACGAAGTGCTCCGTAACCCATTTGTGTCCCTTCATCAATAGATCTATTTATAGCTGCTGTTTTTTTAGCAAGACCAAAAGCTTTACCAGCAAGTTTTCCAAATCTTAAACCTACACGTCCACCGTCTGCCATCTCGTCTATAAACTTTGCAGTAAATCTATCGAACTTTGGATTGTCGGGTTTTAGTCCTGCAGCATCCGTTACGTTTTCTAAAACTCTTTTAGTAAAAATTGCAATCTCTTCACTAGATGCATTAACTGGTAATGCTTCTGCAATTCTTGGACCAAAATATTTTTCAACAAGTACAATCGGATCACCACCAATTCCACCACCGCCTTCGGTAATAAATTTTACATCTTGTGCATCAATAATATTATTTAATTGTGTTTTACCAAATGCAGATGTTCCTACATCGTATTCATCTTTTTTTAATGCCTCTACTAAAAACTCTCTAGCTGATGCACGTTTACCGGGCATGTCACCCAGATTTCCAACATTGCTCATTTTACCTTGATCCATCATTCTTTTTACTTGTGCAGCAAGTGCAGGATCTTGTATGTTAAGTTGTTTAATTGTTTCTTCAGCTGATTGAACTGGTGCTGCAATATCATCTGCTCCGCCACGTGAACCTGGAGGTGGTAGATCTACGTTTTTTAATTCTTTTAATTTAGCTGCTTCGTCTGGAGCAACATATCCAAAATCATCTGACATAAGTCTAAGTGATGCTAAACCTTCGTTGTCTAAGTTCCTGGCCCCTGTTGCCAGATCCGTGATGTTTGCTGGACCTGGTGCTGGCATATAAAACTCTTTCATCTTATTAAGATTAGTTAAAAGATTGTTTGCTTGAATATCGTTTAGTTTTTCTCCAACCGCAAAGCCGACAGCGTTCTTTGCTTCATCGATTGCTTTACTTTGAGATAAGACTCCTAGAGCCTCGGTGTTTAAATTTTTATCTAAGAAAGGTTCTACGTTATCCCCTACACCTAAGAAACTAACATTGGTTCGGGTACCAAGGACATCGGATAGATTTCCACCTAATTCTCTAAATGTTTTTATGATTAGATCAATAGTTGTTTTTTTAGCCATAATACTTTACGTGTCCTCTTACAATAGGTTCTTCTTTGTAGTCTTCAGGATGTCGAACCAAACCACCCTGTCTAATTCTCATAATGGCCTGTGTCGTACTATCGACATAGTCATCATATTCTCCAAATGGGAAAGAGGCACATTCCTCAACGACCTCCTGTGCAAAATGCTCGTGCATAGGCGCCCATATTTTACCGCTTTCAAAAAGCGGAGCAACGGAGTTTAATCTTGTATGCTTATCATTTCCTTTTGATGGTGTAAAGTTAATAACTGGGATATCCATCTGCCTCAACTCATGAGTCAAAGGTAGTCCCGTAGCTTTTGCCTCAATAATTACCATGTCGGGTTTCCAGTCCATGTACTCTTCTAATGCTACACGCCGGAGTTCTGGAAAGTCATATCTATCTTTAAATGCGTTAAGTAAGATTATGCTTTGTCCCTGGTCCTCGGTCGTAAAGACTCCCCACGTGGTTATCGCACTATAGTCAGAAGTTGTCTTTTTAGTAAACGCGGTATCGTATGATTGTACGATATAATCTAATGGCGGTGGATATTTATGTGTCCAGTCTTGCCACCATTCTCGTTTTAAGATTGCTCCTTCTTCAGCAGTTGGTTGCTGCATATATTGTGCCAGCCAGTTAGAAACAGGGATCGAGGCTTTTGTTTTAAGTAATTCTTGTGAGGTCCAGTATTCAGGCCACACGGGTTTTCCATCAGGGAGCAGGGCTGGTAATTCAACAACCTCCCACTGATCAGATCCTTCTTCACTTTGTGCTTTTAATAATTGACCAGTTATGTCTTTAGTAGACCAACGTGTCATTACAATTACGATAGCTCCACCAGGTTGCAAACGTTGACGTGGACCAGCTGTGTACCAGTTGATTGCTTTCTCAAAAGCTTTACCATCTGCACGTACATCTTGTTCTTTATGAGGATCATCAATAATTAATAGATCAGCACCACGACCTGTAATTGCTCCACCGACACCAGCTGCAAAGTATTCTCCGCCTTGTTCGGTTTTCCATTTTCCTGCTGCCTGACTATCTTCTTGTAGTCTAGTATCAAACAGTTCTCTGTAATTAGGTTCATCAACTAAGTTCTTAGTCTTACGTCCAAAGTCAATTGCAAGGTCTGCTGTGTGAGTTGCTTGGATTATTTTTAATTTTGGATTCTTACCAATCATCCATGCCGGGAGTAAGTATGAGGCAAACTCCGACTTTGTATGTCTAGGCGGCATGTTAATGATCAGACGTTTAACTTTCCCATTAGCGAGATCGTTAAATTTTTTATTAATAATTTTGTGGTGGGACCCCTCTATAAACTCAGGCCACACATACTTAACAAAACTTAAAAAATTTTTTGTAATATTTGGACGAGCTTCATCCAATGCTACGCTTCGTTCAAGCTCTAGTAGGTTAGCACTTTCTTCTGGGGTCAGACCCTCATATTTTTTTTCTAAAATTTTTTCGTTTGGCATATCTTCAATATGTTTTCAAAACTTATAGCATAACCGTCTAAATCTTCAACTTTAGTATGACTTAGGATCCCTTTTGTTATTTAGGGGGGATTGGGTCTTTGGTTTTCGATTGCCATGTTCCATCGGCCTGGTACCTCTATCTCTCTTCGGGTGGGCCCACCCAGAGTTTTCAAGCAAAATTTTTGGGGTATGCAAAAACTGCAATGCAGTCTGTGCATACCCTTATGGGATATTCTAGGTTAGTTCATCTTCCTCTCTCTCATGCTTACCCAATCTTTAAACTCGTTTGAGTTCATGTTCGTTTCCATTAACCATGGCAACATTAACATCGCCATGACGTGTGCCATAAATTTATAATCAAACTTATTAACACCAAACTCAACTCGGTCTATTTTTTCCTGTTCATCTTTTGCATTGTGAATAAACAATGCCATTTTAATTATGTCAGGTTGTAGATGATATGGATAACCAACATCACTATCAAACTCAACATCAACATTTTTTTTAGTCATTGTCGCCTCTTTCTATTGTGGTTCTTGTTGCCATGTATGGTTGCCTTTCATAATTCTCATTTGTCCATACATACTTTTGGCTTTCATACTTTTCTTTTTTTACTTTGATAGGTAGTTCGCTCGGTTCACGAACAGGGGCAATCGCAACCACCTCATTTGTAAACTGAGATAAGAAAGCCATTC